AAAATCCTACCTTGGGTACTCAAGCAACTTATGAACTTGCCTGCAAGATAGCTGAAGAAGTGCTCAGCAAAGCTCCTCCCAAAGAGGGTGGTGGAAAGGGGCGTGGCGGTGATGACACTGGCGATGGTGAAGAACTGTCGAAAGGTGCAGATGGGGGTGATGAAGAGGATGGAAACGTAAAGGAAGAAGAGGAAAAAGGTAAAGAAGAGGAGGAAAAAGGTCAAGGTAAGGAGGAAGAGGAAGGTGGTGTTGGGAGTGAAGAAGTGGGTGGAGAGGGAGAGTTGGAGGGAGATTGGGCGGGAGAGGAGGCTGAGGAAGAAGAGCAAGCACCAATCACCATAAAGTATGAAGACCTTTTCCCAAGTGATGATGCAAAGAAGTTCTTAGGCAGTCCATTCAAGGTGGACTACTCCACCGCAAAGACAGATGGTGAGGATTACACTCCGACAACTAGTAGCGATATAGAAATAGTAACCTTCACAAACACAGGTGAACCAAAGTCAAACAAGCTTGATAGGAAGGTGGACAAGTCTTGTAAAGAGGTTGTGCAGGTGGACTATGCTCTGTATGCCAAAGGGAGCAGTGATGGGTTAGCAAATAAGATTAGAGCTGCCTTACAAGTGCGTAGTAGGGCACGTACAAACTACGCTCAGAAGAAAGGTAAGTTGCATGGCTCTTCTCTTCATAGGCTGATGGTTAAGGATGCAGGTGGATACAGTGAGCGCATATTTAAGAATAAGGCTGAGACAAGCGTGCTGGATGTTTCTGTAGGTATCCTTGTTGACACTAGTGGTAGCATGGCTGGTGAGGTGTACAGTCATGCAGTCAAAGCGGCAGTGGTGTTAAACAATGTTCTTGGGAACGTTTTAAAAGTGAAGACAGGGATATATGGATTTTCAACTTATACCGGTACAGGGCTTGAGTGTACTAGTATCGCTGAGTACCGCAAGTTTTCAGATGTAGTGGTAAGCGACCGCGTACTAGAGGAGTCCATGTTCAACTATGCGGCAATGACCTTTTGTAACAATGCAGATGGTGAGGCAGTGTCATATGTGTATGACAAGCTGATGCAACAGAGAAGTAAGCGGCACATCTTTTTTGTACTGAGTGATGGTGCTCCTTGCGCTTCCCGCAGAAGGGGGGATTCTTATACCCACACACTTGAGGTAGTGCGTGCAATTCAGGAAGCTAAGCAGTGCGAGATATATGGCATTGGTATCAAGGATAGAAATGTCCAACGCATATATAAGAATAACTATGTTGTTAATAGTGCTGAAGCCTTAGAACCATGCTTACTGACGTTGTTAAACAAAACTTTGATTTAGGAGAAAATTATGGCAAAAACATCAACAACTACCCACGTTGATTCTCTTGTGAAAGAGCGTTTGAAAGAGGAACTACGTAAGAGGTTTGCCGCAGGGGGGGCAAGTGCTGCACTTGCACCAACTGTACCTGAGCTACACCTAGACGTAGAAGACAAGGTAGTAGTCGCTTCTCCGTTGGAAGAAGTCAAACCAGTAGCAGTTACAGTAGGTGGTGGGCAAGTCCTTGCTTCTGTACTGCTTGGATTTCCTGTAACACCTGACTTCGCAGTAGATGTTCTTAGGAACGAAGACTTGCCTCCGCAAGTAGCAGCATTCGTTCCTATGCTTGATACTGCATATTCAGTACACCACACTGAAAGTGTGCAACTGCTTAAGGCAATTCAGCATGGTGACAAGACTCTCATTTCAGGACCTACTGGTAGTGGTAAGAGTAGCTTGGTACAGTACATTTGTGCTTTGACTAACCGACCAATGGTGCGTCTCAACATGAGTGGTGATGTGGAAAGTGCCAACATCTTTGGGCAGCTTACCGCCAAGGATGGTGCTACTGTGTGGAAGGATGGCGCAGCCACAGAAGCAGTGCGGTATGGTGCTGTGCTGGTGAATGATGAGTGGGATGTAACACCACCAGAGATTATGTTTGGCTACCAATGGTTGATGGAGGATAATGGTAAGCTCTATCTCAAAGAGATGCCCGGAAGTAGTGAGGAGAAGATGATTACTCCACACAGAGAATTTCGATTTGTGTGCTTGGGTAATACACTAGGGCAAGGTGATGACAGCGGTAAGTATGCAGGAACTAACGTGCAGAATACAGCTACACTCGACCGCTTCCAAACTACGATTCAGTTGGGGTACTTGTCTGAAGAGCATGAATTGGGTGTTCTTAAGAACGTTCTGCCTTCCTTAAGTGGTGCTGTGGCTAAGAAGATGATTCAATTTGCCACACTCGTTCGTGGTGGGTATATGGAAGGGCAGTTGTCTCTCTCAATCTCACCACGTACTCTCATTAACTGGGGTCGCAAGGTTGACCAATGGGATGGTGATGTTCGTATGGCTCTCTCTCTTGCATACCTCAATAAATTGTCAGACAATGAGAAAGGTGTAGCAGGAGCACTGCTCAAGAAAGTTTTTGGTTGAGGAGTAGAGATGAGTAGGTCTTTCCGTAAAGGGTTTGTCCGAGACAACGTGGGTATGCACAGCAGGAAAACAAGCGCATCCAAGGTACACAGGCATAGAGAGAAAGTTCGTGTTGCTGTGCTAGGTGAGGAGTACATTCCATTACCTAGCAAGGCATACACTAACCCTTGGGATGTTTGTGATTACCGTTGGATTGCTAACGATGCCAAGTATAGGAGAAAATGATGAGATGGAATTACTGGATGGATAGGATTGGAAATGTACTCTCACTTGTGCTGATGGTACAAGCTATTGTCCTCATTTCCCTGATAGTCTGGTGGGTGTTCACTAATGGGGTGGCTTGCAAATGATACGCATAGCTCCACATGAATATGTGGAACATGCCCCTAGTGTGGTTGGTGGGCAAGTACACATCAACCATACTGGCTGCCCAGCAGGAATTGACCGCAAGAAACGCTTGTATATCAAGCGCAATGAATCAACAATAGTTGCCTATTGTCATAACTGCGGTGGTAGGGGCATTTATCACATCACTAAGAATGGTAGCACTAGGTCTTTAGCTTCTTTAAAGAAGGAGTTGGAAGTAAAGCATAAAACAGTGAAGGCTGTGCACTTCCCGAAGGATGCTGTATTCAGTGAGCATGAGTTCCCTACTAAGGCACTAGCATGGTTGTTCAAGTACAACATAACTGTTGCACTAATTAAGAGACATTTGATATGCTACAGCCCTAGCATGGATAGAGTTATACTCCCTGTGTTTAGCGAAGATGATGACGAGCTTATTTTCTGGCAAGGGAGAGCGTTAGACTCTGACACTCATCCAAAGTATTTGAGTTGTTCATCAGCTGAGAAACCTTATATGTTCCTAAGAACGACTAACCCAGATGCTAACAATGTCTGGGTTATCGTCGAAGATGTGTTATCTGCAATAAGGTGTAGTGAAGTGTGCAATGCAATTGCTTTGTTGGGCACAACACCAACGACAAAGATGGCGTTAGCACTGAAGAAGGAATCCCCTAGTAAGGTGTTCTTGTGGTTGGATGGAGACAATGCAGGATGGTTTGGTAAACAAAAATGTAATCAACTATTGTCTTTGTTGCTGGATGATGTCATTAAGGTACATCATCCAGAACAACCAAAAGAATGTTCTAAAACAACACTAACTGAGGTACTATTATGAGTACAGAATTACAATTGCTTCGTCTGTTGGGAAGTGACAGACACTTGTTCAACAGAGTTAAGGTGTTCCTGAAGGACCACACACTGAGTAAGGAAACTATTGCAATAGTAAGGGAGATGTCGGAATACTTCGAGACCTACCCTAAGGATGATGTTGACTGGGATGCCTTAGGCAAGCTGTTTGTTACACGTCGTAAGATGAGTACAGATGACGCAACACTGTATGGTGAGATATTCCAACGCATTGAGGAATTGGAACTATCATCAATCAAGCCAGAAACTTCTACAATCCTAGAGCATTACATCAAGTTGGATTACGCCACTCGTATCATAGACACTGCAATGAGGATTGCAGATGGGGATAAGTCCCTATCGTTGGATGATGTTCTTAAGAACGTACAAGATTATCACAAAGAAGTTAATGACTCACTTAACAGTGATGACATTTTCACTAGCACAGACATTTCAGCAGTTGTTGATAAAGTCGCTAGTAATGGGTGGGAGTGGCGATTAGAGCCTTTGAACATCTCCATTGGTCCACTGCGTAAAGGTGATTTCATCATCGTTGGTGCTCGACCTGAAAGTGGTAAGACTACATTCCTTGCTAGTGAGCTTACACACTTTGCAAGCCAGATGAAAGGGTCAACTGAATTAGGTCCTATCATTTGGGTGAACAATGAGGAAAACAGTGACAAGGTGATGTTCCGAGTACAGCAGGCTGCGTTAGGTTGTACTAGTGGAGACATTCTGGGAGACACAGCAAGAGCAACAGCAGAATATGAGCGCATTGTCGGTGATAAGAAGCGCATCCTAATTACAGAGAAGAACAGCAAGCGTAACCATGTGAATTACTTGAGTGGTTTGTTCGCTGAGTTAGCACCGTCCCTAATAGTGTTTGACCAGCTAGACAAG